AGAAGCGTCTATCCAAGGAACAAGAGTGGATGGAGTTGCGCAACTACTTGTTTGCCACTGACACCAGTACTACCTCTAACTCGGGACTTCCGTGGAAGAACACCACCACACTCCCTAAGATAGCGCAGATCAGGGATAACCTGCATGCTAACTACATGTCAGCTCTGTTCCCTAACGCTGACTGGTTGATATGGGAAGGTGGTGACGCAGAATCAGTCACCAAGAAGAAGGCTGGCACGATCCAAAGCTACATGCGGAACAAGACGGACATTGGCGGATTTCAGAAGGTTGTCTCTCGCCTGTTGTATGACTACATTGATTACGGTAACGCTATCGTTGATGTGGAGTATGTACACGAGAAGCACCTCGATCCGGAAACGGGTGAGGAGATTGATGGCTACATCGGTCCTCGTGCTAAGCGCATCAGCCCACTGGACATTGTGTTCAATCCACTGGCACCGACATTCGAGGAATCGCCTAAGATCTCTCGTAGTATTCTTGGTCTGGGAGAACTGAAGGAACTAGCTGAAACCAGACCTGAGTTCCAGTATGACGTAGAAGCTATTAGAGTTGCTGGAGAGGTTCGTCATCGGATTACCACGATGTCTCAATCAGACACCATAAAGAACGATGGTTTTGTCATGGATGGTTTTGACACCATAATGGATTACTACGGGAGTGGTTATGTTGAGGTACTTGAGTTCGAAGGTTCAATCCACGATGAGAATGGTAACTTGCACCGCAACCGTCTCATTACTATTATTGATCGTCAGCATATTGTGCGGAATGTACCTAATCCTTCTTGGAATGGTAGCGATGGTAAATCTCATGTGGGATGGCGTATGCGTCCTGACAACCTGTACGCAATGGGACCGCTGGACAATCTCGTCGGCATGCAGTACCGAATCGACCACCTTGAAAATATCAAGGCAGACCTCTTCGATTTCATCGCCCACCCGCCTCTGCTCATTCAAGGCAACGTCGAGGCATTCGACTGGGCTCCGTTCGCACAGATAGATGCAGGCGATGACGGCAATGTACAAGTTCTCAAGGTTGACGCCACCGCTCTGCAAGCGGACACGCAGATCCAAATCCTTGAACAAAGGATGGAAGAGATGGCAGGCGCGCCACGGGAAGCGATGGGGATACGTAGCCCCGGTGAGAAAACCGCGTTCGAGGTTCAGAAACTCGATGATGCTGCGTCACGTATTTTTCAGGAGAAAATTAGACAATTTGAAGTCTTTCTTTTGGAACCTCTCCTAAACAACATGCTGGAAGTTGCACGTCGCAATATGAACATCAAGGACGTTGTAGCTACAGTTGATGATGATATTGGTGTACGCCAGTTCATGGACATCACCAGAGAAGATATCTCAGCTCGTGGTAAGCTACGCGCTAAAGGTGCTTCTCACTTTGCTGCACGTAACCTGCTGGTTAATAACCTGACTCAGGTTGCTAACAGCCCCATCATGCAGAAGATTGATCCACATGTATCTAGTATCCAACTGGCTAAGCTCATAGAAGAAGCGTTCGGTTGGCAGAAGTTTGATCTGATGTCGCCGAACATAGCGGTACAAGAGCAAGCCGAAACACAACGACAAATGAATGCACAAGGAGACCAACTTGAACAAGAGCAAGCACTCGCAGCGGAAGAACCCCTTATCGAAGGAGCCGTCGGTTAACGACTACCACGTCCAACGTAAGTTGTTGGCGGCATTTGAAGGTTTAGATAAAGTCCTCGAGGAGAGGAACATCATGAACCAACTGAAACAGATCGCGGACATGGAGCTAGCGTTAACGATCACCCAGATTCTGGAACTACCAGATGATCATCCCAATTGGGAAAACAACATCGCTACGCTAATAGGCACAGCACGAGCACACAGAGCGTACAGCGAAATCTATACTATTAAGGAGAAATAAATGTCTGACCAAGACGTATTTGCATCACAATCTGAAAACCAAGACCAAGGTACTCAGGGCGATAATGGGACGCCTCAATCTCAGGAACCTTCATCTCAGGACGTTTTTACCGACAAGTTAATGTCTATTAAGAATGAAGATGGTACGCCGAAGTATCCGGATGTTGCCTCTGCGTTAGATAGTATCCCGCATGCTCAAGGTCATATCTCCACTCTGGAGAAGGAAGCCGCTGAGTTGCGTGATAAGCTAGCACAGGAAAAGGCCGCAAGGGAGCTTCTCGCGAAACAAGTTGGGAACACACAATCACCAGCCCAACAGGGTCTAACCGAAGAGCAAGTAGCGCAGATTGCGCGTCAAGCTCAAGAGGATGCCCTTAAAGCCAGTGCGGAACAACAGAATGTGAAATCCGTAAATGAAACTTTCTCCAAGCTTTACGGAGAGAAAGCGGTTGAAGTAATGCAAACGGTAGCTGCAGATACAGGAATGCCTGTATCACAGATCCGCGAGCTAGCCAAGACCTCACCACAAGCTGTATACAAACTGGCAGGTATCACTGCACCGGATCCCACCATTCCTCCCAAAACACCGATGGCAGGTGGACAAGGTGACAACTTCACTCCTCCCCCCAAACCTGAAGTTCCTAAATCAGTTATGGGTGGTAGCAATACTGCTGACCTCATTGCTAACTGGAAGGCTGCAGGGGAGATCGTAAAATCGCAACAAACCTAATAGGAGTAATTTTCTATGTCTCAAAATACAGGTAATACTCAAGCGTTTATTGAAGCGCAACAGTATTCGCAGTTCATTCTGCAAAACCTGCATGACGGGTTGCTGCCTGATACCTTTACTCGCGACGTAAGTGACTTTGGTACAGGTACTACCCTGAACATCAAGACTGTCGGTACTGCCACTCTTCAAGAAGTATACGAAGAGCAGCCCCTCGACTACGCCTCTATCGACACTGGAACTGTCCAGCTGACCATTACCGACTACGTTGGTGATGCTTGGTCTATCTCTGACGTACTGCGTCAGGATGGTTCACAGATCGATCAACTGCACGCTATGCGTGGTGTGGAATCAACTCGTGCTCTGCAAGAGTACTTTGAAACCCGTTTCCTCGCTGTATGTAACTCTGCTCAAACCGCTACTGGTCTGAACCTCGTCAATGGTGTACCGCATCGTTGGGTCGCTGACGAAGGTGCTGTCGCTGGTAAGATTGGTATTGACGACTTCCGCTACATGAAGCACGCTTTCAACAAAGCTAATGCTCCTCAAGCTGGTCGTATCGCAGTTGTTGACTCAGCCGTTGAAGCCACCATTAACTCTTTGGTTACTACCACTGCCTCTACTGACTTCAACCCTCACTTCGAAGGTCTGGTCACTGAAGGTTTTGCTCGTGATCACAAGTTCGTGCGTAACATCTTTGGTTGGGATATCTATACCTCTAACCGTCTGCCGAGCATTGCAGCTGAGACTATCGACGCCACTGGCTACCCGATGTCTTCTGGTGCAAGCAACGCTGTCACTAACGGTGTAGCTAACATCTTCATGAACGTTCTGGACGATAACACCCGTCCGATCATGCGTGCATGGCGTCAGATGCCCAAGACTGAAAATGACCGTAATGTCCAACTCAAGCGTGACGAGTTTGACGTAACTGCTCGATTTGGTCTGGGTGCTCAGCGTGTTGACACTCTGGGTGTAATCCTGACTGACCCGACTATCTACTAAGGAGGACTGAATAATGTCTTATGAATCTAGTGCAGGTCTGGGCGTACGTAACCACTATGGTCCCAAGCTGATCGGTGAAGCCGAACAGTTCGGTGGTCAAGTTTCTACTTCTGGCTTTGACAAGCAAGTCGTTTGGGAATTTGATTACGATAACCTTCCGGTTAACTTTGACGGGCAGATGGAAGCGGAGATCCCTGCCGGGGCTTCGATTCTGAATGCTCAAATCGAAGTTGTATCAGCTATGACTGGTACCTCTGGTACATTGACTGTTGGTCTCGAAGAGGCTGACGGAACTGTCATTGACGTTGACGGTATTGATGCTACAGTAGCGCAAGCTGCTCTGGTAGCTAATGCAATCATCGAATGTGATGGTGCTCTCATCGGTACTCAAATCGATGAAGATGCTCAATTGCTGGTAACCACTGGTGGTACTGTAACTGGTGGTCGCTTCCGAGTGATCATCGAGTACCGTCAAGGTGACTTCGATGCAACTGGTAACTATGTTGCTGGTGGTGTCAAAGGAGCGTAAGCTCAATGGTGTGGAGCCCTTCGGGGCTCCTCACTTTCTTTCTTAGGAGAAGAAATGGCAACTGAACATGTAAACATCGCTGACGGTGAACGTCACGAACCCAAGGGTGCTGCAACTGCCCTCATTGATCAGGTGTACGTATCTGATGGTGCAGAGAGTGGTGATTGGCGATATCAAGAGACTGTCCTGAATGTCCGTATCGATGATATCAGTACTGCACAGAGCGTGTGGG